TGTCGGCTGCAAAGTTGATCTTTCTCTTGACGCAAACGTAAGAGAACTCGGAGAACTTTCCTTCACGATTGTAGGAAAACTTGCTGAAAGGGTAGAGGCTTCTGTCCCTACGGTTGAGTATGAACCTACAAAACCCATCGCCTTTGTGGATGCTCTCTGCAAGATAGATGACACTTACTCCCCACGCTTTAGCAAGGTTTCAATAGGCCTGAACAACCAGATTACGGCCATTGAAGATGCAAACTCTCCCGACGGCATCTGGAAGGTGTTCATTACAGACAGAAAACCTTCAGGTTCCTTTGATCCTCTGGCGGTTAAGCCGTCTGAGTACGACTTCCTGACAAGATTCCAGAACGGAGACGTGGCAAAACTCAAGTTTACCCTTGGAAAAGAGGAAGGAAACAGGGTAGAGGTTGAGGCAAAAATTCAGTTCTCTGACTTCAAGTTTGGGGATAGGGAGGGAGTTCTGACAAACGAACTTCCCTTTAACCTCGTAACGACAACCGGAGACGATGAGCTTGTTATCAGGTTTAAGTAAGGAAAGGAGGTGAGAAGTGAGAATACCGGTAGGCAAGGTTCCTGAGCTTTTAGACAAGCTCGGGATAACAGAAGAAGAAGTTAAAAAGATGGTAGAGGAAACCTTAGAGATTATTGAGAAGGTTGCAGACGGAAAAGAGGTAAAGACCTCGGAGCTAATACTCCCTGAGTTTCCCACAGACAAGGCAGTTGCGGTTCTTAAAGCAGCAGGGGAAGATCCTGACGGTTTTAACAGCGTGTTTGAGGCAAAAATTAGAGCTCTGGTGGTTCTCTACGAAACTTTTTTCGGCCGCTCCTCCGGGTAAGAAAGGCGATGATTCTCTATTACCTACAGAAGAACGGACAGCTTAAGAGCTGTTCTGAGTGCAGGGAACAGGGATTAGATGAGTATGGGAACTGTCCCTTTCTGCCTAAAGAGAAACACAACCCGAACATCGTTTACAACTTAGGGCAGGAGCAGTTTGAATTCTGCCCTGTTCCTCTTGTTAATAAGGAGGCAGAGAACGACCTCCTGATGGCCAACCTGTTTTGGCAGTTCGGAATTCTCCCTCAGAACGGCGGGTTCCTTGAGCAGCCTTACTCGGAGATAACGGTCTGCAGGCTGCTGGCTTCTTTCCTTTCAAAGGAGATGGAAAATGGCGGGTAAAGAGCACGAGCTGTGGATACTCATAAAAGCTCACGATGAGGCAACCCAGGCAATAAAGAAGTCTTTGAGGGATTTAGAAAAGACCATCAACGAAGTGGTTCCTCAGGTAGGGAATATTGAAAAAGGTTTTGTCAGGATCGGAACTGCTATCTCCAGAGCTCAGAGCCTTCTTGAGAAGTTTGGAATAGAGGTTAAGCACACCCGGGGTTTCCTTGAGGAGATGGCCTCTGTTGCCAAGTCGGTTGTGTTTGCCGTGGGTACCTGGGAAGTAATGAATAAGTTCCGGGACCTTGTTTCCTACGGCATTGAATACCAGAAAACCATAGAGAACGCCCGCATAGGTATGGCGGGTATTCTCTCCTCAGTAGCCGAGATAAGGGATGCTTCAGGTAAAGTTCTGCAGGGTCAGGAGAAGTGGAATGCTGCCTTGCAGGTTTCACAGAGGATAATCTCTCAGCTTCAGCAGGAGAACCTTAAAACAACTGCAACATTTGAGGAACTCCTTGAGACGTATAGAGCTCTCCTTGGCCCCGGTATGGCTGCAGGCCTCAACGTTGAACAGATAATGAAGCTGACAACTGTAGGTGTTAACGCCGTTAAGGCACTGGGATTGGAAGGCCGGCAGTTAGTTCAGGAGCTCCGAGACCTCGTTCAAGGCGGGATACAGCCATCTTCCTCAACCCTTGCCACGGCTTTGGGTATTACAGACGAGGACATTAAACGCTGGAAAGAGGCTGGAACCCTCTTTCAGAACCTTATGGAGAGGCTCCGTGGCTTCCAGATGGCCGCCAATGAACTCCAGGGAACCCTGAGCGGTCTCCTCTCTAACCTGACAGATATTGTCGGTCAGGTTATGCAGGAGGGGACGTCTCCTCTGTTTGAAACTTTGAAGGATGAAATAAATCAGATCATTAATAGCCTTGCGGTTGTAAAAAGAAACGCCAAGGGAACTATAGAAAGCATTACTCCCAGAGAAGAAGTTGTTGAGAAATTAAGAAAAATATCTCAGTCTTTATCGGATATTGTCAAAGATTTGGATAAACTGGCATCTTTTTCGGCCGAACACTTTGGGTGGATAGAGGAATTTGCAAAGCTTTACCTTTATGTAAAAGGAACCCGATGGGTTTTGGAAAGAATAATAGGATTGGCGGGCAAACTCAAATCTGTCTTTACTTTCACAAGTAAGGGAAATATTTTGCTAACTTTACTTTCTGTGGCTCCTTATGTTGTAAAAAAGTTAAGGGAGTTTGCGGACGAAGAAAACAAAATTATTGAGAAATATCAAGAATCTGTTAAATTCTGGTATGTTAAACCTCTATCAACAGAAGAAGTTCAGCAGAAGTTAGAAGATTGGGTGGAAGGTAGAGCTTCCTTTGCCGGGGTTCCCCTAAAGGTAGCTTCAGGTAAACTGCAAGTATCTGGTAAGGGGAAAGAAGATTTACAAGATATCCTTAAAAGAATTTCAGAAGAAAGCTCCCAGTTGTCTAATATTTTCTCTATCTTGGATGCTCGCGTTCAGCTTCACTTGAGGAAAACAAATACGGCATTTCAGCTTGCAAAGGCACAGCTTGACAGGCTCAAGGCTCTTAAGATTGTCTCTCCGGAAGATTACGCAGAGAGCCTTAAGGCTCTTATCAACTGGGAGACAGACAAAGAGATAGAGATTAGAAAGAAGGCCTTCCAACAGCGTATAGCAGAATACAGAAAGCTTATAAGCGAGTATGAGCAGGCTTTTAAAAAGGCCAAAACAGACGCGGAGAAGAAACAGATAACCGAGAGCATTGAACAGATTCGGGAGAAGATAAGGCTTGAGACTATCAGGTTTAAAACAGAAATAAGCAGTCTTGAGGGGAGCCGCCGGGTTCAGCTATTCACAATAGATACTCAAGCGATGAAACAGGCTCAGGAGGAGGCCGAGAAAACTCAGAAAGAGCTTGAGAAAAAACGCAAAACACTAAAAGATATAGCCTCCCGAATTCCGGAAATCAGCGCAGAAATAGACAAGGAGCTCTCTAAAACCAGGCCTCTTGATAAATGGAGCAAACAGCTTGCTGACGTTGACAAGTGGGTTGCAACAAATATTCGGAAGATTGAGAAGCTCAAGACAAAACTTGAGGAGTTGGGAGATGTAGAGGGAGTAAAGAAAACTCTCAAGGAGCTTAATGCTCTTGAGGAAAGGGTTAAAAAGACAGGAGAAGCGGTCAGGAGTTTTGTTCTCAAACAGAAGGCTATATCTGAAGATCCTCTGTTAGGCGTTAAGAAAGCAGTAGAAGACTATCAGGCTGAAATCAAAAACACAGGCGATTACGTTCACGACCTTGTAAAGCAGACCCTTTACAACATAGAGGATCTTTTTGCCAATAGGGTTTTAGACCTCCTTGAGGGTAGGGCCGTAAAGATAAAGGAAATCTTCCAGTCTCTCTCTAAAGAGATCCTCTCTATGCTCGTTCAGATAGGAATCAGGGAGGCCGTAGCTCCGAAAATTGCTGATTTTTGGAAAGTCATTTTCGGCAAGAAAGCAGAAGGCGGCCTTATAGTAGGAGGAGTTCCAAACAAAGACTCTGTTCCTATCCTGGCTATGCCGGGAGAATACGTGATAAATAAGCATGCCGTAGAGCATTACGGCATCAACTTTATAGAGGCCTTAAACAGAATGAGGCTTCCCCGTTTTGCAGCAGGTGGACCCATAACTCCAAGACCGGCTCCGCAACCTCAGCAACAGCCACAGACGATAGTTATTCAGAACACTTTTCACGCAACCGACCCTATTTCCTTTGAGCAGTTTGTAAGGAAAACAGGGATAGACAGACTTATAGCCCAAAGAGTTAGAGAACAGCTTGAATTCGGTTAGAGGTAGAGATGGAGGTTTACCCAATAGATTTTCCTGGCCTTCCACCGGGTACCATCAGACAGGTGGATTTCAAGACGGTTATTTCAGAATTAGAGAGGGGAGGGGAGTTCAGAAGGAGGAAGTGGGTTTTTCCAAAAAGGTCTTTCAGGCTGAAATACTCCTACCTGACAAAAGAACAGGCCGATACTCTCTGGAATTTCTTTATCAGACATCAGGGAGCCTACAGGCCGTTTCTGTTCAGGTTTCCTTATAAGAGCTGGAACTACGGAGAGTTTGTAGCTAAGGGGGACGGAGAGACAAAACAGTTTGACCTGCCAGCAACAGACGTAAGCGAAATCACCGTTTACATAGACGGCGTGCCTTCTCACTTCTCCCTCCTTCCAGGGGTCGGCGACGGGGGAAAGGACAGGATAGAGTTTCCTGACCCTCCCCCCGCCGGCTCCACAATAACTGTGGACTTTTACGGCTATCTGATGATAACTGCCAGGTTTGCTGAGGATTCCCTTTCAAGTGAAATCTGGCAGGCGTATCTGCAAAACATTGGAATAGGTATTGTGGAGGTAAGGTGAGAAGTCTTCCAGCAGAGGTAATCTCTCAGCTTGAGTCCCTGTACGCAATGACCTGCCTGCTTTTGAAGTTTGATTTTGATGACCCTTTGAGGTTTACGAATCTTGACGTTGACGTGTGGGTTGACGGAGAGAGGTACATAAGCGTTCCGTTTACGGTTGACGAGTCGTCAAGGGACAGCAGGCTGACGGCTGACTCGGTTGTTATCAAGTTTGACAACGTTTCCCTGATACCCGTTGAGGTATTTCTCAACAGCGACCAGCGGGGTAAGGCGTGTGAGGTTTCGCTTGCATTTATAGACGACTTCGGTAACCCCGTTTCTGTTGTACCGTTGTTTGACGGAGTAGTTGATTCGGTTAAGCTCCCTCGCCAGACTGCAGAGATAACAGTAGTTAGCGACCTTACGTATTTTGCGAAAAACACCTTCAGGAAACACTTGGCGCTCTGTCCCTGGAGGTTCAGGGACGAAAACTGCAGATATTCCGGCTTTGAACGGTCCTGCGACAAAACGTACGAGTGCTGCAAAAAGCTCGGCAATGAAGTGCACTTTGGAGGGTTTAGATTTCTGCCTTCCTTAACAGAACAGCAACTCCCGTGGGGTAGAAAGACATGAATTTAGCGGAAAAAGTTTCAGGTCTTTTAGGTCAAAAGTTGACAATAGAGGAATTGTTAAAGGAGTTCTACGGCTCCCTGGATGGGTTTAAAGAGGCCCCTATAAGGCACGTGGGAGACCTCGTAAAGTTCCAGAACGTTCCGGTAGGGATATATCTTGGGAATGGTCTTATTCTCACGGCTGAGAGAGACGGAGTCTGCACAGTTCCAGCCTTTGACGGCCTTACTTACTGGAGGAGATAGATGGGACTGTTTCACAAGATAGGTAAGTTCTTTTCATCAACTGTTGGAAGTTTTGCTCTTTTAGCTTTATCAATAACTCCGCTGGCTCCGGTCAGTATCGGTTTCAGAATTGCCGCTGCAGCGGCCGCTCTTATAGGCAGCTATGCGGCTGCTAAGTACCAGCAATCCCTCCTGAGGGATTCGTTTAAGAAAGTTGGAGGAGGGGGGTATCTTGTAAATACCAGGTCTCCGCAGGAGCAGATTCCGGTCGTTTACGGCCGTTGCAGGGTAGGAATTAACTGGATATGGGCCGCAACGTCCGGGAAGAACAACGAGTACCTCTATGTAGTGGGTTCACTTTGTGAGGGTCCAATTCAGGGAGTTGAGGAACTCTGGCTTGACGGAAAACCTCTTGTGGGAATTAAAGAGACAGAGAAGACAGAAGGGAAAATTGTTAGACAGATAGTAAATGCTGAGGTAAACAAAATCAAACTTTCCGTGGAGTATCCCAGGTATATTGACAATTTTGGTGAGAAGTATTTTGGAGGCAACATAACTGAGGTTTTAGAAATAACCAGAGGTGAAAGTGTAGATAAAGGAACTTATACTGTTACTTTCTCAGCTGACGGCACTATAACCGTTGAAGGGAAACAGATTGATAGCGTTTGTGTAAAGTGGGGTTATCAGTTTGACGAGTGGGGAAATGTAGAAAGAGTTTGCAAGGAAACCAGGCCGGTTTATCAGAGAATTAACAGGGTTTCTTTTCTGGACTACTCCACAGACGGCGGTCAGGCATGGTTCAAATCCCCTACCGACCTTGTTGAGTGGGACTTTGTAAGGGGAGACGAGATTAACTTCGCTGGTAAAAGCGGAGGACTGTTTGACGAGATAAGGAACCTCGGGTTTACAGATAACGTTCCCTATACAGCCTGTGTTGTTGTAAGGCTTAAGTGGGCAACGCAAAAGGTTGACAACGTAATTCAGCCGAGGTGGAGCGGGGTTCCAAACATAACTGCAGTAGTCAACGGCAGGGATATAGACGATAGAGGAACAGGGTTTAAAAAGAACAACCCGGCACTGATACTCCTGGATTACTTGACCAATCCCAGATACGGCCTTGGCATCCCAGAGAACAAAATTGACGTTGAGAGTTTCCTGGAAGTGGCCCAGTACTGTGAGGAGCAGGGATTCTCTTTTGACGGAGTAGTTGTTGACGGGAGCGCTAAGGACGTTGTGGAGCTCCTCTGCAATCACTTCAGGGGGATTCTCATTAAGAGCGGAGGTAAATACAGGCTGAGGTATAAGAACCTGTTCTTTGAGGCGCCGGTAATGAAGTTTACCGACGAGGACTTTATAGACGGCTCTTTCTCAGTGGAACTCCCCTCCAGAACGAGAATCCCCAACTCCATAGAGATAGACTACATAGACCCGGTTCTTAACGACACTCCAAACACACTGACTTTAGAGGTTCCCGACGAAATAACAACAGAGGAAAACCCTCTCAAGCTGAAACTCTATGGAGTAGATAGGTTAGGAGCCAAGCGCTTAGGAGCCTACTTTCTTGAAAGAGCAAGGCTTAACTACACCATTGCCTTTACAACAACATCAAAAGGTCTTCCCCTTGAGCCGGGAGACATCATCTCCGTCTCTTACTCCGATTACGGTATAGAAAACCAGCTCTTTAGGGTTGAAGAAGTCAGACAGATAGATGAAGACAGCGTTTCTATAACAGCAATCCTGGAAGATTACTGCCTCTACAACGAGGACATAGACCTTGACCTTGCCAGTGTTGATATAACCTCCCTGCCGGATCCCAACGACCCTCCCCCTCCTGTCATTCCTGAGCTTTCAGAACTTACAGAACTTGATAAAGACGGAACTCCAATGTCTTACATCCTCGTAAACTGGGAAGATAGCGGCGGAACGATAGACCACTATGAGGTATGGGTTAATGGAGAGCTTGCTGGGATAACTAAAGCACCGCCGTACAGAATTCTTGTTAAGGCTGGAGAAACTTACTCTGTTAAGGTTATTCCCGTAACGATTTTTGGGATAAAGGCCGATTGGGACAGTTCCCCTGCGGTTAGTCTAACGGTTTCAGGAATAACGGAGGGACCCTCTTGGGGAGGTGGAATAACGGTTTCTATTGACAACACTAAGAAGGTCGCAACACTCAGCTGGAGTAAAACATCTGACAAAGATTTTGACCACTTTGAGGTTAACGTTTATAAGAAATCTGATGGAAGCCTCTTAGATAGTTTCTTTACATCGTCTACAAGGTTTTCTATTTCTCTTGTTTACGAGGATGACATAGAGATAGGGGTAAAGGCAGTAAATACCTCAGGAGTGGCCTCTCAGGAGGAGAAGGTTGCCTTAAACAGGGAAGCAAGCTTTCCTCCTATTACCGGCCACCTTTCTATGGTCGGAGGTGTTCTTGTTCTGAATAGCTTAAAGTATCTCAATTCTTCCTTCTATGCTCCTGACAAGATTAACGCTATAACTACAAAAGACAACTACTCTAAAGGCTTCTTACAGCTGTTTAATGGTTGTCTTGCAACCGATATGGTTTCCGGAAATGGTTATTGGCTAAACTTCCCAGACGTTTATACAGACCCTTATACATGCAGGCTGTACGCTATAACTCCATGGTTTTTCACACAACTTATTAGAACTTTTACGCTTCCAGACACAGCAGTAGACACAAGTTCAAGAACACCAGTAGTTTACGGCGTATGGTTTGATGTTTACGATGGAGATTTTTACTTGGCATACCTATCTGCAGAACAAAACGAAGGAGAAGTTGATACCCTCACTATTTTGAAGAATGGAGCAACATGGAAAACTCTCTCTGTAGGGAATAGCGCAACAAGGGCTTGCAGGTTTTTTGTATTTCCTGGAGAGGAATTTCTTGCTGCATATAAAGATAACGGGAGTTGGTGGATTTATACTTCAAGGGAGGCCTGGAAAAATACGTACAAGATTGCAGGAACAGGGAATGTGTTTCCTCAAAAACTAAGGGACGGTATTTTGTATAAAACAAATGACACTTCTCTTTCTCCTTCTGAACAATATCGCAAAATTGATCTAAATCTAACCGATACTCTTATTTCAAGTGGTGGTTTTTGGACCTACGACATAATGACTGGCGACTGGTACACAGGATATGTAGACGACTTTTTAAAAAGGATTACCCCATCAGGTAAAGAGGAAACCTGGTGGTATGCCAACTGGAAGGTAGTTTAATTTTTAGACTTTTAAACTGAGCCGGAGGGGAGTAATCTAAAGAAAACTCTATCTGGAGATTGCTTTGGAAGAACTCCAGCTGATACCATCGCAAGAACAGATTACTCCCCTCCGAGGGATAAAGGGAACCTGGGGGGATAAACTCAAATGTTCTTTAAAGTTTGAACTCTCAGACGCAGACAAAGAAGCCCTTCTTCAGTTTCACGCAAACACTGCCTTCAAACCTTTTTACTACTTCCTTAAAAACCCGAGAACAGGCGTTAGTTCTCTAACATCTCTTAAGGCTCGTGAAGTTGTTACAGTTGTGGCTCTCAAAGACGGTAAAGCCTCTATGTGGCTCAATGAAGATGTTCCTGTAACGGTTGTTGACGCAGGAACAGGAACTTACGATACAGACCTAATCCTCCCTACAGAAGGAACAATCAGAATCTCTCAGGAATACGTTGGAGATGGCATTTACTTTACCCTAACAGAAGGAGGAAATCTTTTAACTGTATCGGTTCAGAATTCCCAGCTTGTAATAGACCTCAAAACTACAGATTCTTCAACCGCAGAAGCTATCCTGGTAGGAGATATCTACGACGGAGGTAGTTTAGGAAAAGTAATCAGTTTTTCTATTGCCTTCTCAGACGAGGAATTCGTACTGGCTCACAACGGAATAACAAAAAGAATAGCCAATCAGATCATAGACTTGCCTAACTCTACCTTTCAGTGCCATCAGAATACTTACGATTTTGCAGTTTTTGACACAAAACTGCCAGATGAAGTCCTCAAAGTAATCAACAAACCTACAGACGGGAGCATTCAAATAACCGTTTCTGAGCCTAACATAACCCTCTCGGAACAGTCAACCGCTTTTGTTTACGGAAGACTGGGAATTTCAGCTGAGTTTGACTCTAAAGAAGTGATATTTGAGGATAACCAAACAACCTTAACAATTTCGGAGATCTAAAATGCCTGGAAGCATCCAGACATCTTTTCAGAATCAAATAAACGCCGTCAATTCCGCGATAGAAAACATGCAGAATCAGGTTGACAACTTCTTAGCCGGGGCGGAGACAACAATAAAAGGCTGGTGGAACTCCGTTTTCTACGTTGACGCAGTAAACGGCGATGATAACAACGATGGCTCAAGCTCTGCTCCTTTTAAAACAATAAAAAAGGCAGTAGATAGTATTCCTGTCGGTGGAATGGGAGCTATATACCTTAAAACTATTGGTAATGTTATTGACTCGGATATTTTTGCTGTAAATAAGACTATTATTATTAGTGGAATATTAATTGACTCGTCGTCTACCGAACCTGCTATAAAAAATTTATCTTATGTAGATAAATATGGAAATGCTACTTATGGATTCATTATAAATAACTGTTATCTGGAATTTTCTAATTTAACAATTAGAACTGCTGATTTTGTTGATAGTTCTAAAGGTGAAAGCTATTATGCAGGCTTGGTTAAGCGATTTAATACACAAAGCAAGAATAAAGTAGTTGTAAATCAATCAAGTATTTTGTTAGGAGATACAGATTTTATAAGAATTTCAGATAGGCAAGATATAAATCTGCAGGTATATTATTATGATGCTGCACATTCAGTTACAGATAAAACGATAGATTGTGTAGGTGCTAATACGAATGCTTTTTTGTTAAGAAATGAGGCTGGTGCTTTTATAATTTCTGTTTCTTCTGTTAGATTAGGAACTAAAAACGATAATTCAAGTCAATTGACTTGGGAGGATATAGTTACTGGAATTGTAAAAGATGCAAACGGAATTCCTCGTAATGTTATTTCTAACATTATCCTCTAAAGGAGGTTATTATGATTAAGTTAATTAAGATTGATGATTTAATCTATCAAAACATTGAGCCAAAATTTATTGATGTTAATGGAAATGAAGTTTGGAATATTCCTACTGACCCTGAGGATCTAAAAAACTGCCTTATGGACACAATAGGATGGATTGTTTCTCAGAATATTGTAAAAACTATAGGCGATGCTAATAAAAAAGACGCAAGTACGACGAAGGCTATTGTTCTCTTAGCTAAACTCGTCAGCACTCTTAATCCCGACACGTCAAGGCTAACTGAGAACGAAAAGAGCGCATACGAGAAGCTTCTTACACTCGCTAACGCAGGCTATTCAGATTCTACGCTTCTCAACGAAGCTCTTGCAGCAGTCCAACAACAACTAAGCTGGTATGCTCAAAAGCTCTCTGAGTTGAATGCAATTGATACAAACTCTGCAGATGCATTAGACAAACTCATTGCGTTTGCGGAGAACCTCTAATGAAAGTTTATGTCCTTGCCTCAAAAGGTATCAGCCTCACTTCCCGCCTTATTAGGTGGTGGCAGTGGGGCTTCCCTTACACTCACATAGCCTACTGTCCTGATCTATCAGACCCAAACGACCCAGTAGTAGTAGAGGCATGGTGGAACGGGGTTCGCCAAGGGAAATTCTCTGAGGTTCACACTATTGGGACTGTGTTTGCCGTTTACTCTATTCAGGTAACAGAGGAACAAAAGGAAAGTATTGAGGAGTTTTTACAGCGACAACTTGGAAAATCCTACGATTGGCTTGGCATCCTGGGGTTCCCCTTAAGGAACTGGAAGCTTGAGAGCAAAAATAGATGGTTCTGCAGTGAGCTTGTATTTGCAGCGTTCAAACAGGCAGGGGTGGAGCTCCTCAAAAACACCCACCCGAGCGAAGTAAGCCCACGTCTATTTCTGAAAAGTCCACTCCTGCAGTTTGAATATACAGCGAAACTACCTAAAGGAGTCCTCCAATGTTCTGGCTCCCCGTCGTAACCACAGTCGTCAGCAAAATCGCTGACCTCATAGACCAGAAGGTTGAAGATAAAGACCTTGCTAACAAGCTAAAGGCCGAAATACAGACGGATATCCTCACTAAAGAGTATTCACGCATAGAGCAGGAGCTTGAAGCTCAGAAAGCAA